GCAGACACCTGGACCGATATTGCTGGATATGCGGCATGCGGCTTCGAGGTTGGTTTACTAGACTCTGGAGGGTCATACGATGAGTGACATGAAATTTGCAGACTGCAACGGCCTGGCAGGGTTCATGAGCCTTGGTTTTGTCAACGCTGGTATGGAAATGGTCACGCGAACCGGCACGCTGAATTTCGGCAACCCAATCGCCGAGGTGAATCGTCACCATCTCGGAAACAACTGGGACTCAATGTTCAGTGACGACCCCGCCGATTGGCCAGATGTCGATGCTGACATTGTTCTCGGCTGTCCGCCGTGTTCAGGCTGGTCGCTATGGTCAGGGCCAATGAACAGAGGCCCCGACGCAAAGGCGCATGAACACACTCGCGCGTTCATGAGATACGCTGCGCGTATCAAGCCGAAGATGATTGTCTTCGAATGCGTGCAACAGGCGTACACGCAAGGGCGTGATGTTATGAAGCAGTACCGCGACATGGTAGAGGAACTGTCAGGCAAGAAATACGATCTCTACCACGTGAAGCACAACAACCTGCAGGTCGGCGGATTCTCGTATCGTATGCGGTACTTCTGGGTCGCGGTCGAGCAAGGTATGCCATTCGGCGCTCACGCTGGAATGCCGGCAGAGGTCCCGCGCATGATCGACGTCATTGGTGATCTCGAGCACTGCGAAGTCAAGTGGGATCGTCAGCAATACTCAGGCGAACCGACTAAGTACGTGAAAGATCTTCGCAACCAAGACGGCACAGTCGACGGGCACATGAACAAGCAAAATCTTGAGGCTCAGAGAATTCAAGAGATCTTTGACATCATCGGCAACGACGGGTGGAAGCCTATGAAACAGATGAACGAGGCTCTAAAGCTCGCAGTTGAAAAGAACGGCGATCGCTTCCCGCAGTCATGGTTGACAAAAGAAGACAAGATCAGAGACAACGATTTCTACATGGGATTTTCGCTCCCAGCCCGCTGGGACGCAGAGTCGTTCTGTCACGTGTTGACCGGCAGTGCGCTTGACCACGTCGTGCATCCAACGCAGCCGCGTAGAATTACTCATCGCGAGGCTGCACGTATTCAAGGTTTGCCTGACAATTGGGAGATCGTTGGCGCAAAGGACTACACGCCGCAGGCCGCAACATGGGGCAAGGCTGTAGCTGCCCAAGCGGCAAACTGGATCGGAGAGGCCTGTGTGTCCGCTCTCAACGGCCAGCCAAACGGTCCGCAGGGCGAATTGATCGGAGACCGGGAGTACCTGCTCAACACCGATAAGGGCTTTAGCCGTAACTACGTCAAGAAGACTTATTACAACTCGTGATTCTAAAGAATCGCCCGTTTGATATAGTGGTGGCTACATCACCAGACGGAGCGACACATGCAATCATTTCTAATCTCGACAGAGTCGTTTGAAGACACTGCCAAGGCACTCGACAACAAGCGTTTGCACAAGCAGACACTCGAGGCCTGGCAGTGTCTTCTTACCATTTCAAGGCTAGACCCTGAAGGCAACGACCGTGACCCCAAAGGCTGGGTCAATCATCCGGTGGTCAAGATGTGGCGCGGCTATGAAACAGCATTTGTTGCGTATATATCCGCCACATACTTCGAGTGGCGGTCACGTGGCTACAAGTCGACCCTTCTTGAAAAGACGTACCGCACGTATGACCTCGCTGTGTCGCTCGATCGCGTGTCGCCTGAGTACCGGTTGCCTCCGTGGATGCACGATAGCGACTACTTTGAGCGCCTGTGCTCGACTCACCGAACTGCTCTGCTGTGCAAGAATTATGACTGGTATACTCAGTTCGGCTGGGCAGAGGACCCAGGCTACCAGCCGCCAGACTACGCGTACCTTTGGCCCCATGAGCATGGATATGTTTCAGCCACATAGGCCGCTCAAACCGCTTCTAAGAAACTACTAAGATATTCACGCCTAGAACGCCACGACAGTATAGAATACCACTTGGTATGAAAGATGGCAGACAAGGCGAGTCTCTCTGGTCGGAATGGTCAGGAGAAGACTACTCTCTATTCCAGACGAGTGCGCTAGTGTTTTTCACACTTGACCACGTCGATCTGGAGATAGACATTGTAAAAAGATCACTTGCCTCCGCTCTACAAAGAGAAGGAGTGTGCGACTCGCTCGGCGACGGCTACCGCGCCGTAGAAACCGCCGAGGTTACGCACGGACACGTCGGATACGTAGAAGACGAAGACGAGCTTCACGTATGCGACGAAGATGGAGAGACATATTACGGCGACGCAGTAGACGAGGTTCTCGAGGCTACGTGGGTCGCGGTAGATGTCTAGCGGCGGGCTAAGTAGATTCACCTGGCAGGACGACGCGGAATGCAGCAAAAAGCAGTACCGCGGCATTGCGTCTAAGTTCTTCTCCAGCGACCCCAAAGAGCGCAGCGAGGTTAAGAACATTTGCTACTCGTGCCCTGTAAGAAAAGACTGTCTCAAGTACGCACTTGAGGCGAAGGAACTCTGGGGAGTCTGGGGCGGCAAGGACGAGTCAGAGATTCGCCGTGCGCTATCAGTTTCTCACACGGGGCGTGAGGTTCGTAGAACAAGATTTCCGAACTGCCCGTACTGCAGCGCGAGACCATCAAGACTTTCAGTGATCGTTGCACCGTCGCCTGAAGGCGGACGATGGACAACAATGAAGCTCGTGACATGCGCGGAATGCGAATTCACGTGGAGAAGTAGAACTAGCGCGAACGCTGTCGACGCGTATCACGCCGCCAGAGAACGCGCTAGAAAAAAGAAGAGTAAAACTACTAAGGCTAAGAAAAAGCCTAGTAAGTGATCAGGACTCTTCTGCTGAAGCCTCGGCTGACTGCTGGCTTGACATGCGAATCGACTCGATTGTCGCCTCGAGAAGAGCGATGCGCTGCGCCTGCTGAGAAATCTGATTTGTCAGGCTATTGATCACTGCCTGGACATCAACCTGGGTGTTCTCGTTGCTCACTTACGTACCTCTTGTTTTGTAGAGCTTCTACTAGTAGCGGATGCACTGCCTTGTGCATCGGAGACAATTTTATACCGTGACTACCCGCTACGTGCAGACTTTCATCGGTTTTTATTGGAGAAACTAGAAGTTCACCAGACGCGCTACATACAAAGCAGCGATCATCGTCTACCCACGTAACGTCACATGAAAAACAACAGTACAAAGAAGAAAGATCAGACAGGTCCTTGTAGAGAATATCAGAAGTTAGATCTAGCATTGTACGCTAAGCAATTGCAGCCATGGCGTCATTTTAGACAATGCGTAGTGGTTTGACGCAAGCAAGACCCCCAGTGGCCGCGCCATTAGTTAGTGTCGTCGCTGCTTTGATCACCTGCAGTCTGCTCTTTTAGCGCAGCCTGAAGCATGGCGATCTGAAGTGTCAATTGCTTATTCTGCTCAAGAAGGCTGTCGATGACATCCTGCGCGTTGATTTCCATATTACTCAAACCTCATAGTTTCTAGGGCTTTACGGGCTTCGGGTGATAATTGAGACAAAACTTCAGGAGTAATACCTTTCTGAGACTCCTGCATCTGTCTGTCGATCTCATCCTGTAGTTTCTTCTGAGCGGTCAGCACCGCTAGTTCCATGCGAAGTTGCTTGTTCTGATCAAGCAGCTCATGAATGACTTTTTCTACATCCAATTGATCTCGGCCTTTCTCTTAGTCGGCGGGCGGATGTTTTCCAAAAACGCCTCCCACTCGTTGATACGAACGTCCCAGGAGTAGAAGTTGTCAGCGTACGTTTTTTGAAAGTCTAAATGCGACTGTACGTTAGGGTTATTTAGACTTTCAATCGCGTACACTAGCGATGCCGCAAATGAATTTGCGTGCTTATTAATGTCCTCAGTCCAAGGGTACGAAATGTTGAAGTTTGCAAGAGTCTCAGAAAGAGCGCCGTAGTTTGGAGCAACTACTAGGCATCGAGCACTCATCGCTTCTATCGCTGCCAGGCACGATGTCTCCCTCCAGATACACGGGTACGCGAATATGTGGGCCTTCTGTATCGCCTCTCTAACGACTTCATTTGGCTGTGAGCCATGATATGTGATGTTTGGATGATCCCTACACATTTGATACAGCTCTTCAAAGTCTTCATTGAGGTGCGGCCACCCGTAGATGTCGAAGTTTGAGAACACGTCAAGACGCAGGTTGTCGTGCCTCTTGCACAGCTCGATGAACACCGGCACTAGGATGCCAAGACCACGGTGAGGGGTCGGATGGTAAATCAGGTTGATTGTCCCGTCGGCGGGCTTAGAGTGCTTAGGGATAGGTTCAATTGCATTCTTGATAACAAAGGTCTCATCAAACGGGATGCCCATGTTGATGTTGAACACGTTCTGCTGCCAAGCAGACACCATGACAATACCCGCATACTTGCTACGCTCTACCTTGTTTGCGAGAAACTCAACGTCACCAGGCATGTCATGTATCCACAGCACAGGAATCTTTCTCTCGTCAAGTTCCTCCGGGCGAGAGAGGATCTGTACCTTGTCAGAGATTGAAGCAGGTAGGCGCCTCAGCAACTGAGCGTGCAAAAGTTCTGTGCCGCCAGCAGCCATGATCAGCCCCTCAGCAGAGATGACGATGCCGATTCAGAAAACTGGAAATAATCCTGACCCTGAAATGCGTAGGTACCCCAGTGTGTCAACTTGATAGTCGGGTCGAGCCAGATCTGACCACCGAGACGTTGCCAACGGCGACAGAAGGTGTAGTCCTCAGACAAGAAATACCTACGCTCAGCGTCGATCTCCGAGTCGAACAGCGCCCAACGAACACCGTCATCGTTGATGCCCTGAAGATAGTTCTCTTCCTTCCTGTACTCAAGTTCAGGCATATCCTTAATCATCTTCTCAAGGACATGACGTTTGACGCACATAAATCCCGTGCCGGCAACCTCGAGTTCGATGAGGCCGTCCTGCATATGAGGTCGCCCGTTTTGAAGATCTTCTTCAGAGTTGAACTTGTAGTTGACCACGTAGCTCGTTACATGCCGCTTTAGATCGTCGACACTTGTGATGTCTTTGATGGAATCGTCAGATAGATAGTCCCACCTAATGCCTTTAAGAGGGTAAGAGCCGACTACCACATCTTTGTCATGGCTTAAAAGACGTACAACGTCTTCTGCCTTGAACTGAATATCTGCGTCAATAAAAACCAAATGCGTCGAATCAGACTGCATCATATACTTCACGAGTTCATTACGCGCTCTAGTCACTAGGCTTTCATTGATCACCGTTGCAAGGTTAATCTTCATTCCCATGTCTATCGCAGCGACAATGAAAGAGCTAAAACCTCGCAAATACCCTTCGTGAACCATACCGCCGTAGCATGGGGTCGCAATAAGAGGCCGAAACTCATCAACCCGTACGGTCATAGATACTCCTTCAGTAATTCCTAGACGTATCTAATATACCAGAGTATGAAGCGCTACGGCATGACACGTACTCGTTATTCTGGTTCTGGTTCTGGTTCTGGTTCTGGCTCTGGCTCTGGCTCAGGCGGTGGAGTCATATAGCGTTGCGCAAACGCTAGTGCCGCGCTCTCAGACTCCCAGTTTTCACCCGTATTGGGGTCCATTGGCTGGATAATCATCACCCCGCCGCTGTCGTCTAGCACGGCGACGAGAGGGCCAGTATACTCGCCTTGAATTTCTATAACTCTTTCTGCAGATAGTTCCCCAAGTGATTCACCTGGTGTCCATAATATCGCTTGCATATATGCTCCTAAGAGTCGCTAAGGTTGACTTTATTGCTTGTTTCTTTGTTAAGTACAACAAAAGGAGAAAAATTGCTTATACGGCCATTTGAAAATTGCTGAGTGAAGAACACTAGTTTTTCAGGCGCATCAGCAATGTCCCGCGCTACGTCAGCTTCGAGCACATGAGAAGGTATCGCGAAATCATACATGACGCCTGCAGTGCTAGCTACAGCATAGACACTACGTGCCGTGCCGCCGATACTCGAGAACTGCCCACCTATGTATACGTCGTTCCCAGATATCGCAAGCGCGCATACGCTGCTATTGGCACTTGGGTCCCAGGCAAGCAGTGAGCCTGCCGTGTTAAC